CAAAACTCTTTGATATACTGTATCTACACTTACTGCCATAATTTCTTTTTAATTTTGTAGTTTACGATCGCCCCGTAGGGCGACCGCTCTACAGTTTGATTAATTATTTAATCTTTTCTCTATGTTAGAATAAATTTCCATTCCCTCATCAGTTTTAAACCAATGTGCTAAAGCAGTATATGGATGTTCGTCAAATGGTATAACCATTAACTTTCTCCCGTTACTACCCCACAAAAAGTTTCTTTGATCAGAAGATAACCTTAATATTCCATTTTCAACAGCTTTAATACCAAAGTTTCTTAGCATTACATTCTCGTCATCCGCTAACTCTAAGAAGAGCTTAGGATTGTTACGAGCAAATACTAATAAATCTCTTTTAAGCTCCTTAGAACTCAAGTTAGATACCTCAGAACCTTTCTCTACACGCATGATAGCTTCTGCCATGTCTATATCAATATTTCTTGCTGCCACCAAAGCATCAACCTGCATGTTTAAAGTATCGATCTCATTAGCCGCTAACGCCGCTGGTTTGTACTCTTCATATATCGCGTCTCTATGAGGATGATATAAAGATAATAGTTTTTGCAAGGTCGTTTGTTCTCTAGGTACAAACAAGTTTCCATTTCTAAAAACAATATGATCTAATCTTTGATCTCCCTTCATTTCATCTACAAATGTTGTTTTTTGGTTTTTACAATACTTCAACTCTCTTTCGTAACCTAATTTTTCGTCAAAATAATAAATACCAGTAGCTTTTAGCGATCTAGAAAGCGGTTTTCTATTACCTTTCAAAAGATACATTCTATCTTTTATTTCCCATTCGTTTGTAGGTTTTAATCTTTCTCTTGCTTTTGGTTCTTCGGTTATAACTGTCTCAACCATTGTTTCTTCAATTTGAGGTTCTTCTACCTCAACTTTCTTTGTTTTCTTTGCCATAATATAATATAATATAAATTAATAAAATAAAAGGGACTGGGAAATTAATCCCAGTCTCTTTAATATAAATTGTGCTTATTTCATTAACATGAAATTGTTAGCACCTTGTGTAACTAAACATCTTTCAGTTAACATGTGGATTTGCATTGCATCTAAAGCAGATGTAGCAGCTCCAACAGAACCAGTAACCCAAGTTTTCATTCTTCTATCGTCAGTTTGAGAAGCTCTGTATCTAACGTGTAAGAATGGTCTCTTTAAGTTTTTACCTAGCATTTGATCATAAACAGTTGAAGTTCCAGCAGGAACAATAACCCCTCTAATCGCATTTGCACCAGCTGCAGCATTAATACCACCTCTTGTTGCTAAGTCGTTTAAGTATCTGAAGTCAGACTTATAGAAGTCATAAGAACCTCTTCTGAAACCAGAGAAACCTAAGTTTAACGCCATATCTTCAGAGTTATCAAATACTCCGTAAGAAGTACCACCAGCCCCGTAAGAATTCATAGAAGCTAACATGTCATCCATTGCTAACGAAGTAGCTCTGTTTACAAACATCATGTTTTCTTCAATAGCACCTTGCTTATCAAACTCAGCTAAGATAGCATCGAATTCAGCTAAATCAGTAGCAGCATTAACACCAGTAACACCAGAAGTTAAATTACCTCTTGCTTCAATAGCAGCGAATAAACCTTCAGTACCAAATGAATTACCATTACCATTCACGATTAAATCTGCACCAGTAGCAGCGGTAGCATCTAAACCAGTCTCACCTTCAAGCATAGCCATTTCAACGTAGTCGTTAAAACGAGCTCTTGTGTCAGCCTCAGCCTTTAAGTACCATAAGTAACCTGATTGTCCAGTTTCCCCAGTAGTCTCAACCCAACCAATTCTAGCTGTATCAGAACCTGATACTTCGTAATAATCTTTCATAATAATTGGCTTATTAGAGAAAGTTTTGAAATCTGGCTCGTTAGCTCCTCTTGAATCAGTAACAGTTGAACCATCATCTTCAAGGTAGCTCTTTCCTTTACCGTATTCAGAACCATAAACTAATATAGTTGTCGCGTAGTTAGTGTTTGTAGCTGTAACAGTAGTACTAGCATAAGGCGCTATTGTAATATCATCAGTTGCTACAACAGTAACTAATGCTTTAACCACTTGGTTTGCATCCGAAATAATAACAGTATCATTAACTCTAATACCGTGTCTAACTCCAGTTAAACCGTTTGAGATACCGGCAGCAGTTTGAATTGCTCCATCCATATCTTGTTGTACTAGAAATGAAGTAGTATCTGTTAATTTACCTTTGTAAGAAAGGTGTAAACGACCTTGCTCAGACCAAATAACTTGATCAGCTTGCATCGCCTCTTCAGCTCCTACTTGCGAAAGAAATCCTGAAATAGTTCTCGGTCCGAAAACTTCAGCTTCTTTTTCCATAAGATCTGGTAAATATTGTTGAGCCCAACCCATGTCTGTGTTGAAATCTAGGTAGTTTGTTGATAGTGTTTGTTGCTGTGAAGCTGGAACACTATTTAAACTACCTCCAGGTGTAATTGCCATAATTGTAAATTTTTAATTATTTTTTAAATTTGTTGTTTTTAATTTTAAACTTAAAATCAGAAGAACTATCACCTAACACTCTTACTTTTACTCCACCAGCATCAACCTCACCATGAGATTGTCTTGGAGACATATTTACGTTTTTAGCGTTAGCAACACTATCTTTCATAGCATCTGCTTTACCTTGCTCGTAAAAATGATTAATAATAGCATCCGCGTTCATAGCTGTAAACAAAGATTTATGATAACCACCAGCGTCTTCCATAGCGTTATTTTTGTTCAAAAACTTTTTGACAAAATTATTTATGTCGCTTTGTGTTTCTTTTACTTTGTTAGCATCTTTTACGTTATACCTAAACTTTTTATCACCAACAGTATATTCGAAACCTTCGAATTTGTCGTTAAAAACATTATTAGTTTTATTTAAAAAAGTAGAGGTGTTTCTTTCAAGTGTTTCTTGACGTTCTGCTTCTTCCTCGTTGTATCTATTAAAGAAATTAATTGCTTCTTGTTGCTCACTCGTGAGCTTAGAACCCATTTTAATGTCTTCATAGTATTTAGACTTTTGCCCGTCTAAGTGGCTTTTAGCGCTGGCAACTTGCTCTTTAAGCGCTAATTTCTTTCTACGTATTTCTCTATCGTCATCTACATCTTCGTCGTAAGAGAAGTTGTCTTCCATAAGGAAGTTAATTTCTTCGTTGTTTAAATGAGGTTTTGTTTGCTTATAATACTCTTGTAACAAATCTTGATTGTCCATTTCGCTATAATCTTGATTAAGCTTAACGTAGTCATTTAAATCACCACCTGTTTCATCCATAAAGCTTACTAGCTTTTGAATGTTTTCTGGTAGTGGTTCCCCAGTAACCTCGGCTTTAACAATAGCTTCTTCTGCTTGCTCAGCTATTTCCTCAACAGCCGCTTGTTCTTCAGTAATCTCTTGTAACACTGGTGTTTCTGAAACTTCTTCTGGTTGAGTTTCTTCAACAACTTCTTCAACCTTAGTTTCTTCTACCGGTTTGCTTAAATCTACTTTAGTCATTGTTTGCTCAATAACTTCAGCAGGCTTTTTCATTTTTGCCTTAACCTTAGTAACGTTACCTTCTGTTTGGTTACCGTCTGGTTGTTTTTCTTTGTTAGCTTTCGCTTTTACTTTAATTTTGCCAGTTTCGTCACTTGCGATTGGCTCTTCTTTTTCTGCCATAATATAATATAATAATAGTTAATAATTCTATAGTCCTAGACCAAACCCACCCATTGTATCATTACCTGCTTTCTCAAAGTTTTTAGGTGGTTTACCATTATTTCTTTGATCTATAAGTTCTGATTGCTGCGTAGCTTGTATTCTAGTTCTTTCGTCTTTACGATCTTCTTTTTGTTTTTCTTTACCATCAGTTTGGCCAAGTTGCATTTTAGCTAGTTGCATTTTAAAACCAAACTCAGTTTCAATTAGTTGTTTTTTAAGTTCAGTTTCTTCTCTAAGTCTTTGAGATTCCATCTGAGCTTTTGCTTGCTCTAGCTGTATTTCTGTTTGAACTAAAGCTTGTCTTTTTTGAACCTCAGCTTGTGCTGCGGCTTCTTGTGCTTCTTGATTAGCTTGTGATTGAGCTCTAATGTTTTCCTGCTGCATTCTTTGATCTCTCTCTATCTTTTTCTTTCTACGTATCTTAAGAAGCTGATTGGCTAGTTTAACACTTTTAATTTCCCTTAAATCAATAGCATCTTCTAAATCTATACCCTGTTGCGCTATAGCTGCTTGGATGTTATTTTCTAAAAGCATTTTCTGTTCTTCATCAGGGGCTAGCTCAATAAATATACCAAAATCATATAAATGCAATTCTTTCATTTCATCTAATGTAGCTACATTATGAGCTCCAATAGCCTGTATAAAAGCATCTTTTGTTGGTGAGTACTCTATAATATCAGATATTCTTAACGATAACTTCTCACAAGTCTCTGCTGTTAAAAATAATCCTGATTGTAATATGTGTCTAGTTGCTGTGTTTGAATTTGCCGCTGCTAACTTTTGAACACCAACCAAAGAGTATTTGTCAGGTTTAGATCCATCTGATGCTTCGTTTAACCCAGTCACATCTCTTATCATTTGTAAGTAGTAGTTATAAGTTTGTATTAAACTCTGCATTTTACCACTACCACTATTTGTATTTATTTCTTGGATAGGTATTTTACCTGGATTCATATCACCTTCTGACGTAAAGCTTCTTCCTATTACGGATCCAGTTTGGAAGAACATGTTTAAAGCTTCCTGCGGATTATAGTTCGTGCCGTTGCCTAAATCTATCTCAGCTAAACCATCTGCATCTAAATAAACACCATCTGGTGTTATTCTTGACATAACCTGTTGTAACTTTAAGTGAGTTAACTGGATCATATCAGCAAAACCAGTGCATCTACCAACTAAAGATTCTATTCTTCCCTCATACATTCTTGGGGCTACGATAGAGTAATTCATTTTAACTTTAGTGTAATCACTTTTAGATCGCATCATGTTTTGAGATTTCTCCCATTTTAACAACTTTTCAGTACCAACAACCATAGCACCTTCAAACAAACATTCAACTTGTCTAAGCATTTTAGTATATCCACCCTCTAAGTTTTCTGGTGGATTAAAACTATCGTTTTTAGGTATAATTTTATCAGCTCCAGTTCCAGTCTTTTTAACTTTATAAACCTCATTCATATAGGTTTTATAATTAAAATATAAAACTTGAACTTTATTTTTATCGTTGTCTTTTGATTTTCTAGAAAAAGTACTGTACTGATTAGGACTTGTTTGTATTATAGTCTTTAGATCTTCGTTTTTTAAATGTGGAAACTCTTTAACAAGTTCATTTATAGGTATAATTTTTGTTTCGCCAACGTAATATATATCTTCAAAGTATGGCGAGTCAGTATAAGAGTAAACTAAGTTGGCTGGATCTACGTACTTAACAACAGCACCCTCGGAGGTGTTAAAC